CACACCACTCTTGCTGCTTTTTAATGCTCCTCATGATTCCTCCAAGTCCACTGGCTCGTCATCAACGTCACCTGGTGCATCAACCCACGGCACTGGCACAATGTCTTTCAACTGATCATCCGAAGCATCTTGGTCGTTGTCGTAGCGCTCCATTACGTTAACCTTTCCTGACTTTAATTTTCGCTATCGCTGCTGCCCGAGCACGAGCCGTGTGCGGCATTACCGTGGGGGTTTTCGGGGCTTTCTTAGGTGGCTCGACCTGCTCCACTTTTTCTTGGGGGTTTTCCTCGGTCATGATTCCTCCTCGATTTCAATTTCTTGTGTAACTGGTGGCTCGGGTGGCATGAACTGGTCGGCCTGCCGGTCATACGTGAATCCTTGACCAGCGTATGTGCCACGAAAGTTCCCCTTGTATGAGGTGAATCGCCACTCCTCAGGGTACTCAACACCCAAACCAATACTGGTCATGTATTCCATGAGCAGTTCGTCTTGTGGGTACGATCCTACTTTCTGGCCTAGTAGTTTGCCGTTAGCGTCCGTGAACTTGTCATCATCCACCACGAGTACTTGACGCACAAGCCCGTCCTTGTTGATTCTTGCCACGTGTGCCATGTCTACACCACCACCCTAATTATTACGACTCCGCTTGAACCGTTCGCTACTCCGCCCCCACCGTTCCCTGAATTGGCTGTGTTGGGTGTGCTGGCGCTTCCGCCTACGGCGTAAGTAACCCCAGCGCCCGTGATGCTATTAAATAACCCTGGGCCTGGGGTCGCGCCTGATGCAGCACCACCAGCACCCCCGCCAGCACCGATGCCACTGGCTGAAATACCACCGTCATGTCCTTGACCAATAACGCCTAACCCAACGGCTACGCCTACGCCACTTGCGCCTGAACCTGAACCGCCATTAAATCCGGTTACATAACTATTAGAACTATTCCCATGCGCTCCGCCTATTGCGTAAAGGTCTATGAATACTGAATCATCACCATTTGAGTAACTTGCCCCACCTGCGCCCACAACAACACTATTTGTGCCAAGGGCTAAAAACTTGTTCGGGGAATATATGACCCCACCCGCACCTCCCGCAGTTCTGTATGGCCCAGCACCACCAGCGTACGAATACCCGCCACCGGCCACGACCAGCACATCAGCAAACCCCGCCACATCAACCTCGAAGTTTCCTGTGCCCGTGAAGGTTATATATTTGTAGTCAATTCCGCCGTCAGTGTATGTGCCGGTCGGCGTATTCGTAAAGGATGCCCCGCCAGGGGCTCCGCTAAAAGGGGCCCATGCCGTCCCGTCATATCGCCATACTTTGTTGTCATCCAGGGTCTGGGCCAACTGGCCTTGCACTGGTGTGGGTATTGCCGCGTCACGCGCTGTCGCGTCAGTGAACGGGTTCACCGCGTACTTATCGAGCCTGTTTGCTAAGGCTAACGAGGTTGCTGGGTAGTTTGCGACTAGGTCGCTGCTCTCGATATAAGGGTTTCCAGCCGGTGTGGTGGCCATGTTTCACACTCCAATTAGGTCGTTATTTGAGACGGTCTCGAACCATCTGGTTTGATTGTACACATCTCCCCAGATGAGATCCGGTATTACGTCCTGCCATTTCAGTATCTGGTAACTGAACCTGGGGTCTGATATTGACAGGGTAAGCGTGTGATTCCCGCCGTTGTAACTATCGGCCCAGCCCTCAACGATTCCCGTGTAGTCATCGTACGGGCCTTGGGCGGGTAGGTTGTAGATCCGCAGCAGTGAGCCGCTGATCAGTTTCATGACGGCTGTGGTGGTCGCTGCATCAAGCAGGTTCACGAGGATACTGATCTGGCCGAGGTTCCACAGCGGGTTCGCTTGGGCTGTGATTACTTGCCCAGCCCTGATGGTCGCGTCATGATTGTCTCGGATTGTGGTGTCCAGCAGGTATTCCCTGCGACCGTACAAGGCGACAGATCCAGAGTCTGTCTGCTGCACAGAGGCGTTAGTGCCGTAAGTGACCGTGATGTCGTTAATCAGGGGCTCAAGTTGTTTCGTCCAGGTGGGTGACAGGATGATGCCAGCCCCGTCAATTGTTGTGCCGTTGATTCCTGGGGCGATGCTCGCCCACGTTCCTGGTGTGTTCGCCCATGTGGTGGTTTGTTGTGACCATATGCCGCTTAGGGTGGTTTGCCCACGGTTCCCGTAGTCCTCAAAAACCACCGTACCGTCTGGCGTGTCATAGAAAGTCGCACCTGACTGTGTGGCCATGGCAGCAACACCATCCCACGCCGTGGTAATTACCGCGTTAATAGCGGGAACGGCTTTAACGGTAATGTTGGCATCCCCACCGTTTAAGTACGTCACCCCTGAGGCCAGCAGTATGGACTCGACACGCTGCCGTACTGTCTCCTGGACGTAGCCACCAGAACCCACATCCACGAGGCCGAGTTCGGCGAGGTTCCCCATGCCAGTGACAGTGGTGATGGCTGTGGGTGGGTTCGTGCCAGTGAAACTCACATCTATATCTGAGATCTTCCCCGTGAACCTGGGCTGACCGTTGAAGGATATGACCAGGGTGTCGGATATTTCCATGACTGGGCCGGCGGCCCCACGGATCACAAGTTGTGCGCTAGAGGCGGTGGGTATGTCTGTAACGGCTGATCGGCCATGCATGATTGTGGTGTTGAACTCTACGGTTCCCATGTCAATAGCGGCCCCGTTCAGGGTCATGGTAAGGCTCATGTGAGTACCGGCTGCACTGCGGAGCCCGCCCGAGCGTCACCCCTGCGGATAACGTTCTGGATCGCAAGGGCTACGGCTTGGTCTGTGATGCGTTGCTGCGCTGATTCGGCTGTGGCCACTCTCTCGGCCCTGGCTGCTGTGGCTGATGCCTCCACGTTGCGTACGGCTTCGGCTACATCCTTGGCTAGGCGTGACTTGAACGCCGAGCCAACAGGTTTTGCCATGTTCTTGCCCAGTTTTGCTAGGGTCTTTTGTTCGGCTTTGAGTTGCTGGGCTAGTCCTGTGACCATTTGGGCGGCTGATGCCACGCCAGCGGTCATGAACTCTGGCACTAGTCCCATGGCTAGTCCCGCCGTGGTCTCTTGGACTCCTACCCATTTCTCGTTTATTGAGGGGACGAGCCCATCATCTATGAGCTGCTGCCCAAGTGCCGAACCTGTTTCAGGGCCGAGGCTTGCAATAGCGTCAATGAGGGTTTTGTCAGCCCCCTGTGCTTTGATGCTGTTGAGTACGTTGCCGAAGTAGTTGGCCTGTTCTATCTGCTTATTGAAGCCTTCAACGAGGCTGGTTCCTGTGGCTTGGCCGGCATCATCAAATTGCGCCTCGAACGCTGCACCGAGGTCTATGCCGCCGAGTAGATCACGCTGTATCGAGGTTGCGTAGTCTTTTACTGCTTGGGTGGCTGATTGGAACGCCGTCACGGAATTGTCGAGGGCTTGGGCCGTGAGCCCCTCGGACTCTTGCAAGATGGATTGTGCCTCTGCCGCTTTTATTTCCCACTTTGTGAGTGTCTCTGTGGCTTTCGCTGCGCCTTTGGTGGCTGTGGTGGTTTCGTCTAATAGTTTCGCTTTACGTGCTAAGTACGGGGCGAGTGCCGCTTCTTGCTTAAGGCGTTGCGCTGCGGCGATACCGGAGTCGTGAGCACCAGCGATCATTTCCTCTCTTGCTATTCGGGCATCTATCCGACCGGCACGTTCCGCTTTAGCCAATGCCACGAAAGAATCGTGAACACCATCTATGGCCTTCGCGTATTCATCAGCCTCGATTTGGCCATTACGGAATGAATTGTATATTTCCGTTAACCCGCCGCTGGCTAAGGCTGCGCTGGCTCTCAACCCCAACATGGCTGCATCAACAATTTTGATGTTCGTTCCGGTCAATTTCGCTTCGGTGTTTAGATCATTGAACGAGTCTTTAAGTTCTATGATCTCACTAATAGCTGAACCCACACCTCTTGTGAGCAACGCGATCTCTGCGCCTACTTTGCTGATTCCTTCGGCCATGCCTTGGCTGCCGCCCATAGCGGATGTGGCGTTCTCAATGGCATCCACAAGCCCGAGGCCGATCTCAGCGGTCGCATCACCAACTGCGGCCGTAAGGATGCGTTGCGTGTTCGCGAGCCCGTCTGCTGTGCGCTCAAAATCACCCTGTGCGTCCGTGGTCTGCCTCAAGATTACTTCGTAGGCCGACAATACTTTCTGCTGTGTAGTGAGTATTCCTGTGCCGTCATAGATCCCTAAGGCGAGGGCCTCAGCCTTTAGCGCGGCATCATCAAGTAGCACAGAATATCGGCGTAACGGCTCCGCGCTACCCCTAAGCCCTGAACTGATCGCGTTGATCGCGTCTTGCGGGCTGGTGTTGTTGAACGATGCGAGATCCGCGGACAAGGTTACCAGGTCTGTGGAGAAGTCTACGAGTTCCTCGTCTGCGAGCCCCGCAGCCTTCCCCAGCTGGGCAAAGTTCGCAGCCGCTTCAAGTGCCTGCGTTTCCGTTTGCCCCAAGGCTGTGACGCTAGTCTCGGCGAACTTCATAACCGAGTCGGCTGACTCACCAAAGATAACCGAGACTTTATTCTGTGTCTCGATCAGGTCTGATGCCGCGTTAACAGCGTCCACACCGAGCTTCACGGCAAACGCTCCAGCGGCAGCAGTGGCACCGATTAACGCTGGGCCCAGGTACTTACTGACCGAGTTACCGAAACCCTTAAGGCCGCCTTCAGCCTTCATCATTCCTGCGTTAAACTTTTTCAGGTCAGCGGCCAAAAATATCGTAAGGGTTTTACCTGCGGCAGCCATCAGATAACCGCCCATTTTCTGACTACACGGTCCACTGCTTCGCTCCACTCGTCTATGGCTTCGGGCCAATAGTCGGCTTTCTGGAGCCAGTTAGTTCTCTCGAACGGGCTAGCGCCTGTCAGGTCAGCCGACCCGCCGCCCTTGCCTGTGCTGCTCGGGTATCTGAGCATGTTAGTGGATGCACCACCGCTAAGTACTTTCTTTTGGAAACCGATCTTGATGGAGGGTAGGCGGTCGTTTCTGGATCTGATTGAGTCAGCCAAATACCCGCCCCAATACGGTACCTTGTTGGCTGCTTTCTTGTATGCGGGAACCATGTGCCGGTCAGCAATCACGCGGCTAGAAGCCCGAAGTTCTTTGGTGGCTATTTTCCCGAGTTTCCCAAGGTCACGAAGCAGAGGGTTGAGGCCTTCAATGTAGAGGTCTACCTGTTTAGCCATCGGATTTCAACTCCTCTAGGATCGTGACGACCTCTCGGCCTGTCAGTTTCTTGCACTCACTTAACGGCCAGCCGGTCGCTACCGCTATCTGAATCATTAGCCTGCTGTGGCTCCCTCCGTAAAAACCTCCGCGGATTCACTCACCATCTCCACCTTGACCCTGTTACGCCTCGCCCACAGTTTCACTGTGGAAAGGTTCCCAGGCTCTTTATCCTCTAGGTAGTAGTAAGCGATTGTGAGCCTCATGCCTTGCTCGCTTGCTGGCTTGTTGCCTTGCAGCTCCTCGTACATCATAAAATCCACTGGGAGTGTTTCAATCTCAATGGTCTCATGATTGTCGGACTCTATTTTTAGTCTTGGATACATGGTGTTCCCCTTTGCTCTCGTTGTTTAAGTGAAGACGATTTCGCCTTCAAGTCCTACTGTGCACGTCGCTATCCCATCGGCTGGGAAGGCAACGTTGGCTGCGTTGATGTACATGGCCGTGCTGACCCATTCGCCGATCGCTGACGCGATTGTCATTGCTACTGGTGTAGCAGCAGTGATGGCGGTCTGGAGGGCTTCGTACATTCCCGTGTTCTCATCGTACAAGAAGTCAAGGCTCACGGATGAGATCAAGTCAACCTGATCATATGCGACACATGAGAGTGTCTTGGTGCGTAGGATGGTCGGGTTTGTCTCAATTGTGCCTGAGGTGATCTGGCACTCATACTGTGTGCCACCAATGTCCACCGTAAAGGCGGCTCCGGCGACTGATACGGCTGCTGGCATTTTCTTACTCCTTCATTTCAATAGATAGATTTATTTCCGTACTAATGACGGTTCCTTGTGCGCCTAACGACAACAATTGCGGGGCTGTTACAGACTCCACACTGAAATTGTTAGGCACTTGGGCGAGCAAAGTGTCCACGGCTGTTTCTGTTTGTAGCGTGGCCGTGTCATTCACTCGGGCGTTGATGTTGATGAGCACACGCCACCGGCAGCGATAGTTCAATGTGCTACCTAAACGGCTGGGGACGATCCACGGGCTATCTGGCACGATCACCACACTGGGTGTGATGGGTGTGCCTGGCACTGTGTCGTAGATCCGGTATCCGAGCCCACTGAACGCTGTGATAAGTATGGCTCGGGCCTCTGTTGTGAGGGCCATTACCCTACCTGTGTTTTCATGTCCAAGTAAGGCGTCAGTAAAGCCATGACTCGCTTAGTGACCCACACGGATAGACGGTATGGCCCTGCCGTGAAGTCCACCGAGACACTCTCACCACCGGCTGCTGTACGAGCCTGGAATATTTCCACCCCAACACTCATCGTGGCCTGCTTGCATGCGGCAGGCTCGGCAGCAACGGCAGCGTCAGTAATCAGGTACCCGATCAAGTCGGAGGCGGCAAGCGCAACATCGTCTAGGACAGCAGCGTCGGGTGCAACGTACGCTATCTCTAGATTCTCGGCGAGTTCCTCGCCTGTGAGCAATGCCATCTGATCGGGTACCTTTCGATTACTTGACGGTGGCTGTTTTGCCAGCGGCTACAACTTCAAGGCTAATGATGCCTGCTGCTGTGTAGGTCGCTGCGGTTCCGTATCCGTATACGGCAACGTCGCGACCGAGCTGGCTGACGTTGTCTGCTGCGGCTAGGGCTGGGGATACTTCAATCCACGATGCGGTGCTGCTGTTGGATACCAGGATGGCTCCGGCGGCAAGGTTCCGGTCGTGGATGACTGGCAAACCGGACACGCTCACACCGAGTGTTCCTGCCGTGGCCACACCGGACACGTTCTGTGTGCCGTAAGTCTGAGGGAAGAACGTTGTCCACCCACCGATCTTAGCGAACACATCGGAAGCGACGAGGACGAACTGTGCTGGGTTACCGGTAGCAGTCTCGACAGCGACAGATCCAGTAAACACGCCTTCGCGGAAGGCTGAGCCGTCCGTGTCTGCTGCGAAGTTGTAGTTCTGTGGGGTTGATGCTGTGAGCATCGCGTCAACGAACACGTTGTCGGTTACGAGCGCGTACGAGTTAAGCATGATCCGGTTATGTGCGTCCAAGTAACTTGGGCTTGAGCGTTGCAGCAACTGGAACGAGATATCTGAGCCTGCACCGTAGGTGAGTAGGCTAGCGGTTCCCTTTTTCAGGTCAATGCGTACCGAGTTAACTTCGGTCTTTTCGGTTCCTTGGGCTGCAACAATGGCACTAAGGTCACCATCGAAAAAAGGCCAGTTGAAGTCAAGTCCGCTGTTTCCTGCCGACTCAACACCAAACGCCGTGATACCTGGGCGGCCAAGATCCACGATATTTTTTACACTCTGCAACCAATTCGGAGGCATGACGCCAGGATTATTGCTTGTAATTTGGTCTACGAGTGCGCGGGACTCTTGCTCACCGCTGAGTACTGCCTGTGAGTACTCGCCGAGTGAACGGTACTTCGACAGTTCGTGTGTTTCTTCGGCAGCGAAAGCACGAGCCTCGATGCCTTTCATATCTTCACGTAATGAAGCGACCGCTTCACGTGCCTCGGAGTCAACCGAGACAGTCTCGGTCGAGGTGATTGTCTCGGACATTGTTTCTCCTTCTTCTTCTTCTTCTCGAATACTGCTTACACCGGCTGTGGCGTAAGCAGGGTATGGGGTAAGCGAAACTTCTAGCAGGTTCGCTGTGGTGTGCTGGATTGCATCCTTGGCACGGTTCATGGCTGACTTGATCGGGTTGAAACCCACGGATAAGCCTTTGATGGTTCCGGTGCGGGCGAGTACGGCAGCGTCACGGCCCTGAGCAGTACTAACAATATCAAAGTCAATGTAAAGGCCATCCTCACGGTTCTCTGCACCAGTGATGCGGCCTACTGGCTCACCGTGACGGTACGCCAGTGGCTTGCCGATTACGTTGTCAAGGTCGAAAGACTCTGGGGCGAACGATTCACGTACCCCGCCGATCATGGTCTCAACGCCATATGGTACGGCCATGCCGTGACCTGAGCCTACAACGTCACCGTCTGCGCCCTCTTCGCGCTCCTGGAATATGACTGTGGATTCCGTGTTTAGTTGCTTCATGTTTACTCCCTGCTTTGGCTGTACACGCCGAGTGTTGGTAGGTCAAGAATCATTTTGGCTTCATCTTCTGTGATGACCCCTGTGGGTAGCAGCTTGGTGATGAGGTCTGCCGTGTCTAGCGGGTTAGCCCGTAGGAACCCTGTGGTATCAAACTTGATGGTATGGCCTTGAGGTGTTACGTCTGGCATGGATAGCCGCTGCTCCACTAGCATCATGACGGGACGTAACGCTGTGTCGAGTAGCTGCCGGTACAGGTCAACCCTCGATGAGTAGGTGAGACTTGACCCTGGGACACCCGCCCCCACCCATATCGGGTCAAGGTTGAATAGTCGGGCGATCTGTGTGGCGGCAAGATTCTTGCCTTCCACGAGCTGCACATCACGAGCACTGAATCCCATCACTTGCGCGTCAATGGCGTTGGATAGGTACGCGGTTCCACGGTTTGCTCGTGCTTCCTCCCACGCGTCCAGCAGTAGGTCAACCTGGTGCGCTGGGAGATCCGGCCCACTGTTCTTGAGTGCAACTGTGGGGATGGGGGTCTCGCTGTAAAGGATCGTTGCTGCTTCTAGGGCTGCTGCCGTGTTGATGGCTGTTGCCCCGTTTGCGAGGACACCGCCTTCGCCTGATCCGTAGAACTTGATTACATCACTGGTGGGTACTTGCCTGCCCTCATAATAAAAAGGGTCAGCGGGGGGTTCGGAGTCATCCTGAACACTGCCACCGTAATAACTAGGGGTGTCGGTTACGTCCTCGACACGCATCACCCTGATCTCGCTGGGGAAACCATCCCATGTCCGGCGTGTCACTAGCCAATAGGCGCGGTCATACATCATTAAGTCTGTGAGAGTACGCGTCATTACGCCCGAGTATGGGAGGACTCGGGATGGCATTTGGAGGAACGACCGGATGGGGACGGGCGCGTCATAACGGTATTCCCGTAATTGGAACGCGCTGATCGTGTGCGTGTAAGTTTTGAGGGCGTTCACGAACGCTGGCACTTGCATGGCGTTAGCCATGGTGCTGTTTACTTGCAGCTGATTGTTCAACAGTGCGATGAGTCCACCGGAGTCACGTACGTGAGAGGGCGCGGACGCTTGCGCTGCCTGCTGAGCCTGGGAGGACTCAAACCCTCTCACGACGTTCAGGGCTCGGGGGAACACCATGAGCCAACCGTAACCCTTTACCATAGGTTTAGCAAACTGTCAAAGGTTTGCGTGGTTTGCGCGTGTCTCTATTCGGGGTCTGCGTACCATTGAGCCAAAGTTTGCAGCACCCACGCTGGCCGTTCGTCTTTGATCCGCTGCACAAGTACTTTATGTGGGGCGGCTATTTCAATGAATACGGCTGTGTGGCGTTTGTAGATCGCTCTTGCTTTCAAGGTGGGTTTGGAGTCAATGATATACGAGTCATTCCTTTTGGAGTGCGCTATTGCAGCTGGGATGACTGCTTTTCTCATTAATCGAGCTGTGTTGCGGATCGCTAACGGGTACGAGTGGTGGGGGGTTTCCTCGGCTGCTATGGATAGGGCTATCCGGTCAAGGTCAACCACCATGTCGTTAAGTGTGGCGTGTTCCCTAGCATAGGTTGATTTGCCTGCACATGGTGGCCCTGTTATTACGTATAGGGTCATTGTCTGCGCCTGGATCTGATTGTGGCCATGCCCCTTGGTGTTTTCGCTGCTTGACTGATCGCAAACATGGTGGCTCGTGCAGCGTAAATGCCCGAGGAACCCATCGGGCTAGTGAGCACCCATCCGCCTTGCCTCATACCGATACGAGTACCAGCGAAGTGCTCCTGAAGAATGATGTTCCCGTCATGCCGGATCTGTGTACGACTGAACAGGTCTTGGAGTACTTGCGTGGCGGCTACTGCTTCACGCTGCCCCACTAGCCCATCGAATCTCGATGTCAGCCTATCCACGTACCCTGGGGTCACCAGTATGTACAGGCTCGGGTGCTCGGCGCGGATCTCGGCCAGACGCTCATCTACCTGTTGCATCGTTCTGTGCGTGGTTACGCGGGTAACGATGTGGCCTTCCTCATTAGGGGCCGCTATTGCCACGGCGTGACCTTGCCCGTCAAAGTCAGACTCTACGGCTATGCTCCACACGCCTTCGGCAGGTAAAGGCACATCCTCATCTAACGTGTCACGCCACCACGCCGGCTTCAGCCAATGATTAGCCTTGGTCACCCACTGGTTCAGGTATTCACGGCGAAACGACGTTTCTTCCACATTGGCATGTTGCTGTGTCAGGAACGCTTCCCGCTTATCGCTCCATTCCGGTGACCCCCACTTCCACGTAGATACCAGGTCAGGATGTGCCTCGGGGGGTGCGCTCCATTCGAGTAGTAGGACACTGGCCCCTTCATCCTCTGTGAGCCGGTCAAGTGCCCTGGTGCGGTAGGTGATCATCAAGTCACTAGTCGAGTCACCTGCTGTGGATACCAGGTAAAGTTGTGGCTGCTCCCGCATGATCATGGTGGGCCCGATACTCTGGTCAATTACGTTCCTGGGGATCTGCCAGGCTTCATCCGCGAAGCACATTGAGATACTGAAACCCACACCAGCCGAGTCATTACTCGCTGAGATTATCCAACGATCACCAGTAGGCAGCTCGATACCGGCCCGCTCGTTACCCCACCGCACTGAGGTTTTCCCGTACTTCTCCACAGCCCAATGGCCAGCAGGCCGCATGACCTCCATCGCCGTGGCGCGTTTATTAGCAATATGCAGGATCGTCTGAGTCTCACCGAACAATTCCGCCGAGTGCATCCGCCACATGCACAACGCCCGAGACAACCAGCTCTTACCGGATTGTCTGCCGACCGTGATCAGCACAGTTGACCACACAAGCTGCCCATCCTTGTCATGTTCCAAGGCTCGGTCGAGCGCATACCTCTGCCACCCAAACAACTCCATCCCATAAACCTCACTAAGCCACTTAGCAGCGTCCCCCCCATGCGTCCCTGTAACAGCCGTGGA